CTTTTCAATACCCTCTTTGTGATAAAACTCTTCAGTGTTACCACCCTTGACGGTTTGTGTTGCTGCTTTACCCTGCAAGAATGAATTGAACTGAATTGTGCAATCGCCGTCTTTCAAAACACGCAGACAGATATCTGTGTCTTCATTGTATCTACCACGCCAACGGTGTTTACAATTATTGTCTATCAACAGTGTGGAATAGATTCGTGTGTTCTTTACATAGGGTGGATAACTTTGATTGGGTGCAATAAAGAACCTATACTGAAAACCAGAGATGGGTACATTATCAAATCGATCAATGAAATCTTCTGCTGCTTTGAAAATAATACCAGACTCTACGCGGATTCGTTGATTCTTATGTAGTCTATAGAAATCTGAAATGTTATCATCAAGTACCCAATGTTTCTCTGCACCAATAGAGATAGAATGATCCCATGCAAAGTTTCTTGCACGACCAGGACCATCACCATGATTACTGAATGGCGCAACAATCAATGTGACATAATCACGGATGTTGAATTTATCTAATGCTTTATCATAGGGTTCTTCATCTTGTGGTTCAATCACAATATAATGAGGTACTTTCATTCTGGACAATGACTTTGATGTAATCATTGTGTCAGAACGACCCTTAGAAACGATATAAACTGGATGTCTCGGATTCGTCATTTCTTTTCCATATCAAAGGTTTGTTATTCCATATTTTGCATTTGACGTTTTCATATTGTTTTCTTTTCAAATGCTGATTGAACATCTTACTTATTTTTTCTTGATTTATTATTGTACCATAAACATCATATTCTATAAAGTGACCCATTCCCCATGTATTGAATGAGTTTGCAATGATCATATGTTTTGGTTTTAGAGTATCAATAATATGGTCAACATGTTCAATCGGATTATAAATGTGTTCAAAATATTCTGAAGCAAATAATATATCAACAGGTTCGTCAATCTCAGTAATTGATTCAATCAAGTTGAAGTTAAATCTTTCTGCCATTACTTCACAAAACTTCCACTGTTTCGTATCTCTTAGATTGATGGCATAAACAGTGGCTTCAGGAAACAGTTGTTTCAACAAACATGTACTATAACTTATACCACAACCAATGTCAACGATAACTTTGGCAGTTTTGAGTTCTTCAAAATGTGAAGACTTGATAACTCGTTTGATATAGTCTCTACTGTATTCCACAAAGCAATTAAAAATATCTATAAAGTAGTAATCGTGATTATACACTTCGTAAATGTTTCTAGTTTCTTTGTTTTCCAAATCATCATACCACTTCGCCGACAACTCTTGAAAGATTTTATCTGTCTTTCGAATTGCTCGACATTCTCCAGCATCTATTGAAAATAGATTGCCATAATCTTTAAGAAAATACTCAAACAATACTTGAGGTTTCTCTTTGAGAAAGTCTATTGAATTCACTCTTCAATCCATCTCTTCAACATATTGTCATCACGTTCCAGTTTTGGATACCAGATTGACTTTGTTTTATCTGTAAGATTTTGATCTACAAGTTTTGCAAATGCCTCATAGTCTTCTTTATTTCGGAAGTGAAGATAAAGTGTCTTGTATGTCTTCTTGTCGTTTTGTTCAAACGCTGGCATACCAACCCAATGCTTTTGCCATTCTGCGTTTTGAACATCAACGCCTCCATCTTCATCATCGCTTTCACCGAAAAAGCGATTGAGGGTTGGTGGTTGATATTCATCAGTCAACAACTCCATACAATTTTCATATGTGCCAGATTCTTGAATCTCAGATTTTTTCATTTTTCTTTCCTCTTACAATCTTCTTTACTAACTTGGTAGCTTTCTGTCTTGCCATTTTCAATGCAAGTGGTTTCACATACTCAGTATAACGTATTCCGTCAAGATGGTCAAGCTCATGTAGGAAACAACGTGCAGAAAGTCCTTCCAATCTTACTTGCTTTGTTTCACCGTTTTCATCTAAAAACTCAGCTTCAATCCAATCTGGACGATCAACGTTTAAAAACAATGCTGGAAAAGAAAGACAACCCTCTTTGTCTTTTACAAATGGACCAGCAGCGGTAACTTTTGGATTGATGCATACTAATTGAAATTCTTCGGTACCAATTACAAACATTCTCTCAGCAACACCACATTGATTTGCCGAAAGACCTAAACCGGCATAAAGCTTCATTGTCATTTTCAGTCGTTTACTTAATGTGACTAATGCTGGCGCTGGAAATGATCCAGTATATTCTGGTATCTTTTTTCCAAGCATAGAAAAGTCTTCTCCATAGATACGGAGTGGATCAATTCTTTCTGTTGTTTGTAAACCAGCGGAAGTATCAATTGTTAGAATTTCACTCATTTCATTATCCTCGAAAAGTTCTTTGATTTTTCAAAACGAATTGTATTAGCAAATTTATCTTGTAGTATATCACCCTTATGACTTATAACAAAAAGATTTGCATCGTTTAGTGTGTGTAATATTTTCATCAAGTCTTCTGTGCCCCCAACATCAAGACTTGAATCAAATACTTCATCCAATATTAACAGGTTTGTGTTAATTGAATTCTTCAGTTTAGCAACTGCTCTCCAAGTCAACATCAACGACATATCAATACGCTGTTTCTCACCCTCTGAGAAGTTATGATAACTAAAGTCATCACGGTGTCTTGACTTGATTGTTTCTTTAAAAGATTCATCCAAATTAAAATTAACAAAGAAGTCCATACTGGACAAATACTTATTCACTAATTTATTGATGACTGGTAAATATTGTTTGACAATATTTGTTTTGATGCCAGTATCTTTGAGTAATGTTGAAGCAACGTCATAATATGCTTTGTCATCAATTAACTGTTTCAGTTCACTTTGTGCTTGTTTGATTTGTTCTTGAATCGTAGCCAATTCATTGGAATTCGAATCTTGTTTTTCCGCTGTCTGTAACTCTTTGATCTGTTTCTCTAATTTTTTGATTGCAGTATTTAGACCTTGAATACCAGTTTGTTTTGTTGCAACCTCAATCTTCAATGTATTTAATTTCTTTTCATCATCTCGTATAACTTTCAAGTGAGTATCTTGCTCCGAAATCTTTGTCCGAAGTTCTTCTATACCGCCAGACAGTTCTTGCTCTTTAGATTGAAGTTCAGAAAGTTGTTCTTCTTTAAACTCCAGGGTAATGGCTTGCCTACAGGTTGGGCAATCAGGATTGTGTTCGTAGAAATGTTTATCATGTTCCACTTTGAATATCTTGCTTTCAATTTGCGACTCAATTTTTCTAAACGCAGCAATCTTCTTCTCAATTTCAGGTGCTTTTGCCACTGTGGCATCCAACTCGGTGATTGTTTTGCCCAACAAGTCAATCTCATTTGATAAGGAGATAATGCTTTCTCTACTACTCTGTATCTCTTTCTCATATTCTTTTATCTTTTCTTCATTGTTCTGATTGAGTTTGTCTAGATGTTCTTTCTTCAAATCATAACGTTGTTTGTACAGTTCAATTTCATTCTTTTTCTGTACCATCAAATCTTTGTTGTTCGCAAGTCTGTCTTTTACCAGACTGTTCATAGTAGAAAAGATTTGAATGTCAAGCAAGTCTTCGATGATTGCACGACGGTCAGCAGCAGACAACTGCATAAAAGGAGTGAAGGATGCTGAACCAAGAATTACGATCTGCGTGAAAGACTTATAGTTTAGCTTGAGAATAACTTTCTCTAGATATTCTTGGTAATCTCTTACAGCCGCATCTTGGTTCAGCAAAACTTGATCTTGGTATATCTCAAAAAGATTTGGTTTTATACCACGAATGATTTTGTATTCTTTATTACCAATAGAAAACTCAATCTCAACAATACAATCTCTACCATTGATGCTATTTAGGAGATTTGGTTTGTTGACGTTTCTAAACGGTTTACCAAACAGGGCAAAGCACAATGCATCAAGCATCGTAGATTTACCCGAACCATTTGAACCTACAATTAGTGTGTTGGAATTACCATTCAGTTGAATTTCTGTGAAGTGGTTACCAGTAGATAGTAGATTTTTCCAACGTAGTTTTTTGAATAATATCATTCAGTCTCGGTGCTTAACGCTTCAATATAAAGTTCATGCATAATATTTTTTAGTTTAGCAGATTCAACATCAAGTGTCAAGTTATCTATGTATTTGGAAAGAATTGTCATCGTATCTTCCGCTTCATCAATTACATCATCATTGACATTTTCTATATCACCGAAATCTTCTACAATTGAAATGTCTGCCACACCAGCTTTATAAAGACTATCTATCACAATGTCAAACAAGAATGGATTTTGTTTACAGAGTACAACAACTTTTACATAACAACCTTGATAGATTGAATAGTCAAATGTCTTGTATTGTTCAGCAAAATGTTCTAGATCATCTTTATAATTCAACTTATAAAACATTCGGTATGGATTTTGTATGAACTCAAGTTCTCTTGTGTTCGTATCAAAGATATGAAAACCTCTTGGATCATTGTAGTCGGACCAAGTAATTTCATACGGAGTACCAACATATGTAATTGTACCATCGGTTGACTTGTGATGAAAATGACCAGTAAGAACTACATCGTACTTATCCAGCTTCTTTTTGTCTAGACCTTCGTGGCAAATATTGCCTCTGTCCATTTCAAAGCCAGCAATCTCAAAATGACCTAAGCAGATTTGTGCTTTTGAATTCTTTATTTGGGAGAGAATTTCTTCTTCATTATCATCACACAACCAAGGTACAATATCAACATCAATACCGTCAAAATTGATTGTGCTAAAAGAATTGTGTACAGTAATATTGTCATATTCTTTTAGTAGTAGTTCTGAGGAATTAACCTGAAGGGTGTTTTTGAAAGCAACATCATGGTTACCAAGCAGTGTGATGAACGTGATGTTGTTCTCTTTAAGTTTATCAAAGAAGTATTTACGACACAAATATAGTGAATTGAAGTTGATAAACTTACGACGGTCGAATAGATCGCCAAGTTGTATAATGGTTGTAATACCATTTTCTTTTAGATATGGAAAGAATGTGTCTGTATAGAACTTCTCTGCATATTTATGAAATTCCAATGAGTCATTACGCATACCAAAATGCGTATCACCAAGTATACATAATTTCATCAGCTATCCGATTCTTCGTCTATAAACTGTTCAATCCCAGTTGCTTTTTTGGTGCCTTTTTTCTTCTTGTTTTCTTCAAAGTTATGTATGAACTCTGAAATGTTATCGTATAGTTCAAACTGTTTCATGTTTCCATTTTCATCTTCGTACATTTCACCTTCATCCAACAAACCAAACTGCTGTGTCGCTTTATATTTCACATACAACTGTTTCTTCTCACGCATGATTCTACGCAAGAAAGCATAATAAATTATCTGAGTAAAATACGCAAACGGATTTTTTGACTTGTCTGGATCAAAGTTGCGGAAATACATCAAACAATTTTCTACACCATCCGATATCATCTCATCACGATACGTGTAAGAAATAAAGTTTGGCTTTCTAGATAGATGCTCTGCAATTTTTAGAAAGCATTCTCCAATATAGTTTGGTATTTTTGGTTCTGCTGTATTATTCTTTTGTGCATCTTCACAATCAGTCCGGTACTTGATAAGTGCTGCAAGAAAGTCTGCGTTATTAACGTAATGTTTTTCTGTAGACATTATACATTACCATGGATGTTATTTTTGAGATACGTATATCCCTTGATGAGTTCTTCAACACCATCATCTAATGTATGATACGGATACCATCCAGTTGCTTCTAATTTTTCATTTGAAACAATATAGTTACGTTGATCTGGATCTTTTTTGATATCGCCTTCTACCACAGTAAAGTTTGGAATATGTTTCTTGATGATATCACACAAATCCAATTTAGAAACGTTTGCTGAAGAAAGACCAACGTTGTAAATTTGTCCTTTCATCTCTTCAAACTGATTGACTGCGTGTAAAAATGCTTCACATACATCACGAACATGAATGTAATTTCGTTTGAAATGCCCCTCAAAGATAACAACATAGCCATCATTGACTGCACGATAAGTCAAGTCGTTGACCAATAGATCGGTACGCATACGTGGAGACATACCAAACACAGTCGCTAGACGGTAACTGATTGAGTTCTCACGTTGCATCAAAACTTTCTCAACAGCAACTTTGTCAACGGCATACTTAGAAATAGGACGAAGTGGCGAATCTTCTGTACAGAAATTGTTTTCATCACCAGTGCCATATGCTGAATTTGTTGTTGGCATAATGATACGCTGTTCATTAGAAACATTATTCAGCATCCAGAATAGAGCATCTTTGTTTGTTGTATCTGCACCAACAACATCTTTGTTACACAATGGTGCGCCAACAAGTGCTGCAAGAGGAATAATAATATCTGCTTCTTTCAGCAATGGTTCAACATGCACTGGATTACGAATGTCACCATTGACGATTGTGAGATTTTTGTTTTCACAAAGATGATTCAGTCCAGATTGACGAAACATAAAGTTATCAAGTACCGTAACTTTACAGCCCATCTGCAATAAGTATTCGACCAAAATACATCCAATGTAACCGGCTCCACCAGTTACTAATACTCGCCACTGTCCCATATTATACCTTATTTAAAATGTTTACAATTTCATTAATCTGATTTTCTTTCAGCGTTGGATAATTTCCAATATAGAAAGAATAGAAATGCATGTGATCTGTATTCGGAAAATTTCTGTAGTGATTATCTGGTACAATATTTTTCAAATAAGGCTGGCGCAATTGATTACCGCCACCAGCAGAGCCACGACGAAACTCAATTTCTTCATCACGCATCTTACCCATCAATCTGTTCACAAAAAACTCTGTGCAATAATCGTGTTCTAATACAATGTTAAATGCATAGTTGCTACAACCTATCAATCTAAAATCTACTTTATATTTTCTTTGATCTAACTTAGACAAAAAGTGAAACAGATTTTTATTTCTAAGTTTAACATTTTCATCCAAATATTTCAACTGATTTTGACCAAGTATACCACCAATTTCGGTGTTACGCATATTGTATGCAGGATATGCAAATATAAAATCGGGATTTAAAGTTGGATATTTTTTCTTATATGCATTTGACATATCTTCTGAGCCACACTCACGAACCATGCCATGTGACCGAAGCATACGAACTGTATGATAAACTTCTTCGTCGTTTGTACACACCATGCCACCCTCAATCGTTGACAAATGGTGTGCAAAGTAAAATGAGAAGTTTGACATCCAGCCAAAACTACCTAGAAGTTTACCATTATGTGTGGCACCATGTGACTCACACACATCCTCAATCAAAGGAATATTTCTAATCTTCAACTCTTGGAGAAGCTTATCTGTCAGACAATCGAAACCTTGTGCGTATGTAAGAAACACTGCACGTGTCTTATCTGTAATGGCATTGATGATACCATCAGTATTCATACCTAAAGTATCTAAATCAATGTCAACAAATACTGGAGTAAAACCACATTGGATGATAGATGCAATATCAGATACCCATGTAAATGGTGGTACGATAACTTCACCACCCTCTGGATGTTTAATCTTCAACATCGTCATCGACAAAAGATTTGCTGAAGCACCCGAGTTTACAAACACAGAATATTTTACGCCTAGCCATTTGCTCCATGCTTCCTCAAAAGCACGGCACTCTGGACCGTTTGTAAGTTTTGGATTATCTTTTTTTAAGTGTTCTATTACCAAATCTAAGTCTTCTCTAGTAATATTATCGGACATTAAAGGATACTTCATCATCACTCCATAATTATTGTGCTGCCACTATAGTCAAATTTGAATGGCACCCACACATTGATTTCGGATATTGCTTGCTTTATTATATCATGTTTTTCAGGAGATGCAAGAAACATAAAGAATCCACCACCACCTGCACCCATAAGTTTACCACCATATGCACCAGCTGCTCTTGCTTTCTGATAAATGTTGTCTATGTATTCGGTTGTAATATCATTAGTAAGTTGTCTTTTATAATGCCATTGAATATCTAAGAGCGCACCGATTTGTTCCATTGACTCTTCTTGCAAAAACGCATTATATGCATCATCAGATAAATCAGAAATTTTTTTCAAATACTTTTCTGACTTACCAGATTTAATATTTTCAACTTGTTGTTTAGCATGAACGTCTGACAGCCTATCGATACCAGAAAAACCCAACATAACATGTTTTTCTAATGTGTATTCATAATCAAACGACACATCTAAAGATAAAACTTTGGTATTGTCTTTAGAGAGTTCAATAACATTCATACCGCCATATGCGGCGGTAATCTGATCTTGTACGCCTACAGATTCGCCAATGTAATTCTGTTCTATATCTATCGCAGCTTTAGCAAGAACATATGCATGATTTGGTTGACGAAGATATGTTTTAATCGCATTTACAAGTCCAACAGTAAATGCAGAAGATGATCCAATGCCAGAACGAGCAGGAAGGTCACCGTCGTGGCTAATAGAAATACCATTAGATATATCATAATACTTTAAACACTCCCTTACTGAAGGATGTTCTATCTCAGATATATCATTGACAGTTTCTATCTTTGAATAGATGATCCGATTAGCATGTTCAAAATACGGCGGTAACTTCTTCAAACTTATATAGCAGTAATGTGCCATTGCGGCAGAGATTATCTTTGATGGATGTTTTTCGTACCATGCTGGATAATCTGTGCCACCTCCAAATAAAGATAAACGATACGGTGTCTTAGAAATAATCATTTTTCATTATAATAATCACCATACTCTACTAATATGGTTGCTTTGCCATCTCTTCTCAAGTACGCTGTGCAGTATGCGTCATACACATGTCTCGGTTCTTCTAACCTAATTATATCAACATTTGGGCAAAGAAGTCTATATGCATCTGTATAATCACCGACATGTTGATGTTGTGGATGTAAAGGTCTTTCTGAGCCAATACCAGTTCTTATGATAATTCTTGGCTTGTAATCAGACATCATCGTAATTTTATCTACGTGATTGACTAGCTGATTGGTAGCACACACTAAAAAATTCCAACGTGGATAAATGCTCACAGGAATATAACCAGCAAGTGCTAAACCCAATGTCATACCCATTTGCGTATCTTCAAACACAGGCATTTCTAATAATTGTTCTTTAGGAACATCTTTTAGTGTATTAGACATTGCTGTACCAGCATATTCAACTGCTTGACCCATGAAGATAACTCTTGGATCACCAGCAAGCATTTCCATTGCACGTTTTAGTTCATCAAAGTATTTCAAAATTGTACCCTCATTCCAGCACCAGCATGTGGATATTTTGTTTCATATTCATAGTAATAAATGGATTCGTGTTCACAATGCTTATATGTTGATTCTGATACACCCCAAGTTTTATTTGTATCAGTGCAAACAGATTTGCCATTATCTTCAATAATAAATTTAATAGGCAGTTCATGTTGAATAGAATACTTAAAGTTTTCCATGAAGATACCAGATTCCGATGTCATGTCACCAACAAAGCAATACACTTTTGTGTCAATCTTTTTACGTTTCATTGCCATCGCAGTTCCTACTGCAATAGGAATGTTGCCACCAACAATTGCTGATGAGTATATGTTGTATTGTGGATAGCAAAGTGAGATTGACTTGCCTTCTAAAATATCTTTCTCTAAAAGTTCTGGCGGCACACCCTTCAACAGACATTGATAATGTGAACGCCATGAACAGAACACCCAATCTATTGACCGAATGTTTTTGAAGATTTTTATCATCTCATTTTCATTACCATAATACAAATGAATTGGCGCACGAATTCTGCCATTGTTGAAATGATCAGCAATCTTATCTTCAAATGCGATAAGTTCTTGTTTAGTCACCTAGAATTTTCCTTTTCAATCTAATCTTGGACATATCTTCAATATTTTTACGTGAATCAATTCCAAATTTGTTTTCAACAAGATTCAAGAATGGTTCATGTGAAAAGTATTTGTGCCAAGCATCATCACGAAACTTCAATACTTCAGCACCAGTTAATGAGTTTGTTCTGAGTGGTTTACAGTCATATGATAAGAATGCAAACTCATCAAACGTTTGTGGTAATTCCCATTTATTATTAACTGCTTCCATATAAAGTGGACTACCGGGTAATGCCATAGCTGCATAGAAGTTTGCATGTTCGCAGTTCAACTCAAGTGCAAGGTCTAAAGTTTCTTGCATTGTCTCTTGTGTATCTTCTGGAAAACCAAACATGTAATTGCCCAACACATTAATACCAGCATCTTTAATGTCTTGTACAACTTCACGAATATCAACTTGTTTAAAACGACCTTTATCAATCTCTAAACGAACTTGTGGATTACCTGCTTCAATACCAAGTGCAAGCCAATTTACTCCAGCTTTCTTAAATAGCTCAAGTTGATCTTTACGAACTGAGTCAACACGTGCATATGCCCAGAAATTGAATTTTATTCCACGATCAACAAGACCTTGGAGAATAGGAACATAATATTTTTTGTTTAGGAAAAACATTTCGTCTGTTAAACGAACTGTACGTACACCATTTTCCCACAGATACTCAAACTCTTTGAGCATTAATTCGGGTGACCAGAAACGCATACCTCTTGAATCGGATGCTACAGCAGGGCTATGTGATGTACGATTCACAATGTTGATCATACAAAAATTACACCCGAATGAACAACCTAGTGATGTTGAGATTGCAGCAAATGGTGTACGATCTTCGTCTTTGAAATACGTATGCCAGTAATGCGCTCTGTATTTGTCTAATAAATTATTTTTTCTTGGTAACAAATCCCACGCATAACCTGGCATTACACGATCCATGTCAGCAGTTTGTACAATTCTGCCTGGTGCACCATTCACTGCAAAACCATTTTTCTTAAACACTAAACTGGATACTTTGTGCAACTCATCTTCCAGGTTCGTCTGAAGTAAATCTAACAAACCATAAACACCCTCATTGATGAATACAAAATCAACAAATGGAAAACTAATTGTCTGATGTGGTAAAGCAGATGCGTGTGAACCAATAAAAGCAATTTTGATATTAGGATGTGATGCTTTGAGTTGCTTTGCTAGTTTTGATGCACCAATCATCATCGTGGTGCCTGAGTTTGGATTTTGTCCGTAAAGAACAAAGACTGCTATATCAGTTTTAGTATCAGCAATCTTTTCTGCTGCTTCCTCAACGCTTGCTGGTTCAGCGTCAAAGTCTAAGATACAGGGATCATAACCCTCAGCACGAACAGCATTAGCAAGAAGCAATGCCCACGTTGGAGGTTCAATAGCAGAATACTTATTTGCAAGTGCCTGATATGCTTGTGCAGCACTGCTTGGTATAACAAATGTCACCACTTTTGACATAATAAAATAATTCCTTAATGTAGCTTTTTGTTTTTTACTTCCTTAACGTGATGAAGAATCTCTTCATAAATTTCTTCATCACTCGGTTCTTCATCTTCTTGTTCTTCTAACAATTGATCTAACTTGTTATCAGCATCTAACATGTCTTCAGTAACTTTCTCTACAATTTTATCATAGTACCGAATCATTGCTTCTTTAGGTTCAACAATCGTAATGATATCTGTTGAATAAACATGTGCAGAATTTTCTTTGATAAGTTCAACTGGCAACCAGGGCATCATCATCATTACAGTCTGACCCGTAGGCATTCTACGAAACACCAAACGCATGGGATCAATCAATTGAATCATATCAGAATTTTCTTCTTCATGCATAGAAGCCACAATATCTTCGCCAGTTTGCATTCTTATTAGTTTTATGTTATGCATTTTTGACCTCTATGTTGTAAAACTTATATTTGAATTTTTCTTCGTCATATATTGTAACACGAGATGCAAAGTGTTTCAATGTAAAATTCACATGTTTACCTATACGAAAATCGTCTGCTATGTCAAAGAGTATCGCTTCTTTTTTGTTGTCTCCGATTCGTAAGCCTCTACCGATTGATTGTAAATTCCTAACTCTTGACTTAGACGGTGAGGCAAAAATAACGTTATGAA